CACAAGCTGCGCAGCAGGCGGCACTAAAGCTTCACCTTCCGTAACAGGAACCGCATGGGATTGCACCACGTATTACGGCGGTGAATTGAGTTACCGTTTTACTAACGGAAGCTCTGCCCCGACAGTAGCGTGTACCATCACGTTCCAAATCTCTCCAGATAACAGTGTTTGGTATGACTATTACTCAATTAATGGTGACACAACAGCAAGCTCCACATATAGCGGTTCAATTATTCTAGATCGTGGTGTGATGTACGTGCGGGCAATTGCGTACGGTAACGCAACAAACGCTGTCACAGTGGAAGCTGTGCTTCAAGCTGTAACTGGAGTTTAATATGCCGGGAATGCGATACCAACCACAGGGTAGGGTACATATTGACGGAGGTAATCCACTAACACGTAACCTTGTAAGTTTGATTACACCTACCGCGAGCGGGGCCTACGACTGGGTAGCAAATACTAAATTGACTAACACAGCATCGCCTGTGTTTTCTCCCGGTAGGGGTGGTATTGGTGTGGCATTCAATGGCACAAGTAATTATGTGTCAAGAACCGCTACAGAACTGGGAGGGGGTGGCAAGTTCACACTGTTTGCCGTAGTTCAGTCTAATGGTAATGCTGTTGACACACGCTTGCTCAGCTTAGGTTACAGCGCGAGCACAGCGTCGTTGATCGCTATCGGAGCTGGCACTTCTAACGCACAAAAAATTCGTCTCTACTCTCGCAACAATTCTCAGGCCAGTCCTACTGACGTAGAGTCATCGACTACACCACTCGATGGCAAACTGCATAACGTCGTAATGACTATCGATGTGTCCGGTGCAACAGGTCGTATTGCTTTGTTTGTGGACGGAGTGTTGGACACCGCAGCGACAGGCAGTGAATCGTTTGGTAGTTGCAGTGTAGATACAATCAGTGTTGGTGCACGTCTGTCTACGTCTGCGAGCGCGTTCTGGAAGGGTACGGTATTTTTAGCAGGAGTGTTCAATAGGGTACTTTCTGACAAAGAGGCAACTGACCTTTCAGCAAATCCGTATCAAATAATTAGCAACTTAGCTGAAGTTGAAGATGGGTTAGACATTGTTGTTGCAGGAGGTGGCCCAACTATTGTATCTGCAAGTGGAAGCTCGATTGGGGCAGCAAACCTTTCTGCGGCAGCTCAAGCTATTGTGAACAGCATCGGAAGCTCGTCAGGCACGTCGTCTGTCGCAAGCTCGGCTGTTAGCTTGTTTTATACCGGAGGGATTTCGTCTGGATCAGCTACCAATACTGTAAACAGTGTATCCGTGTATCTGACGAGCGGGGGTAGTACAAGCACTGCAACGGTCTCTGGTAATGCTTACGCTATTTGGAGTGTGCAGGCTAACACTGACGGCTCTTCCGGTAACGCAGTAGAGGGTGTGTCATTGTTTCCAGTGGCAAGTAGTGCATCCGGGGCGGCTACTGTATCTGGCGAGGGTATCACAATCGCACCAACCTCTGGCTCGGCAGACGGGGCAGGTGCTAATGCAAGCGCCGCTGCAAGTGCGTTCTACACCGCAATCGCAAATGCTGTCGGAAGCTCCTCAACAACCGGAAGCGGTGTAACAGGGGGCGCAGCCACAGCAAGTTCGGACGGGTCATCTTCGGTAACAGGTGAAGGGGCAATACTCGCATGCGCTTCAGGGGATGCTACAGGACTGGCTACAGTAAGTGGTTTGTCGGTTGTTATTTATGGTGCGGATGGTATTTCTATATCAGCAGCGCAAGTGCAGGCACTTGCAGCCTCTGTGGCGTCTGTTTTCGGTACATCAGATGGGTATTCTACTGCTTCAGGCGTAACGGCAGACGTTGTGCATTACACAGCATCAGGTGACAAATTTAATATTACTATCACGCTTTCACCTTATTTGATCGATATACGAACTACCAAGTTTAATGCCAACATTAGTTGAGGACATTTATGCAAATTACGAGGTTTAGGGGCGACACACGGCCCGACACTTGCACGATCACTACGGTTGGTACGCAAGATGTTGCGAATATCTTAGGGTGCTCTTTTGTGCTTACAGTTAGTAATGTACAAAACCCTGTAGATACTACGTCTCAGTTGTACCAGATTGCAGGTGCAATCGTAGATGCAGAAAACGGTGTCGTGGAATTCTCTCCAACACTAAGTCAAGCCGACCGTGTAGGGTATTTCTATTATGACATTCAAATGACGGATACATATGGAAAGACCCACACTTTGGTGAAGGGTGCTTACATCTACCAGCAAGACATAACAAAATAACATATATTACGAGGACAATGATGCTTACATTTAGTTCCAATCTTAAGGCAATTCTCGATACCGCAACAACTAAGCTGGATTGGGCTAACAAGCTGAAAAGTGCACTTGGTTTGACGCGCACTCTTAGATGCTTGCGAGATGCAAACAGCGCAGCAGCAGACCCTTCTGCAACGGGCGTAGAGTTCCTTAACATGAAGTCCACAGGCGATCTTACCGTGTCTTCGGGAAATATTACTGGCCTTGGCAAACTCTCTAACATTGCAACTCATAACGCAGTAGACCTTTCAACAGGAGCGTCTGTATGGCGATTAGAAGCGAACGGGTATTGGGTGCAAGGCACACTTGGAATTGCAGGCTCAGGTTGCGACTTTGTTTTGTCCGGTAATCCGACAGGTTTGCCAAACACAGGTTATGCATTTGCGTCTGGTGCAGGCACTAAGGCTCCACGTCTACTGGCATCTGGCACAGGTCCAGCAGCACCTCCGATCCGTTCAACTACGCCCACTATCATTGAACTGGTAGATTGGACTAACGATAATGCGCCTGTTGTTGTTGGCATTGCTACAGCGTCCGAGGCTACTCGACAAGACGATTGGGTGTTCCAAGATGCAGAGATGGCTGCTGAGATTGGTGACGTTGCAGTTTATCAGTTTAATGACACAATTAAGTGGACTAGCCCTATTGCAGCGCGGCGTTTTGAACTGGGTGGGTTGCTGCTGATCGCATCTAACTACAACAGCGTTAACGGCACAACACAACTAGAGCAGATGCCACTGGTGTTTAAACCTTATGGTAGGTGGAGTACGTATCCAGCCATGGATACATTCGTCAAATCGGCATGGGATGCTAACGGTGTATGTACAAATCCAACTACAGCGGACCGGACTGTACTGCCGCCATTCAAAATCAACCTTTACACAGTTGCTGGGTATAAAAACGGCGCGGCAGATCGAACACCTATCTACACTCATGAATGGAAAGCATTCAACGACAAGCCTACATTGCCGATTAATTCTCCTAAACTATCAGAAGTCCAGACAGCTACTGAGCCTGCAATTCCCCGGTTTAACTGTGCACAGATTCTGCCTTGGCAAAACATCCGTACACGCCTGTCGTCTAAAGCTAGTAAATACTTTCCGGGTGTGGAGTCGTACGCCTACGACCATAACGATATGGGCGCACTGAGTGGTGGAAGTGCCAATGCTTATTACCCACTGTCTGTTTGGGAGAGTGCCCTTGGTACAGCGGGCCAGCAAGCGGACAGTACAGCGCATTGGTTAGTTCTTCCGCCGTACCCGCTCAAGGATGACGAGTCACTTGATAGCGCGTATTTGACCGCCTACGAATCCCGACCGCGTGATCCGCGTGTGTTTACTAACCGCGACCACTATCCGTGGTATCGCTCCATGGGCTTCAAATACATGGCAGGTGCTGTTGGTGGTCACGACTGGATTACTGGTAAAGGGGGTCAACGATTTGACCGCTCCCCAACACCAAGTGTATTGGCGATTCTTGCTAGCAACCCCACTTGGGTTCGCCCGGAGGGTAATGTACCTATTCGTGATCTGGCTGAAGAATGGGGTATGAACTATTTTAACCATTCTAATCACTGGGTACGTAATGTAAAAACGTTTGAGTCGATGCCCAAGGCCGATATTTTGGCTGGCAAATGGCAGTTTATTGGTTCTTACTACGGGAATGACCCTGCAATTCTTACCAGCCCCGGACCTACCTATGCTATCGACATTGTAGGTATCAAGAACGGCCAAAGTCGCCGTATTACTAGCAATGATCCGGAAGGTTACATGTATTACTCTGGCTGGCAACGTGACTCTTTGCACAGTTACTGTAATGCTGCGTGGTGGGCGGTTATGTTGAATAGCCCAATGCACGCCTTAATTGCCAAACACGACTTTGACACTCAATGGATTTGCGCATTGGGAAATGGGAAACCAGTAATCAATTTCTCTACCGTGTACACTGTTCGCGAACACGCATGGCGTATGAATGCGTATGTTATGATGTGGAAAGTCGCCAGTGAGAATCCTAACAGCTATACAAAAGAAGAAATCGAAGCTCGCCTACAACTTGAGTTGGAAGCATTGTATGACCAAGTGTATAAGCCAGCGTTCATTGACAACGCACAGACTGTGTATTCTGCAGCTATTCGTAATCTAGGCTGTGGTGCGCTTGTTTCTGGTACGAACTACCAGAGTGCAGGGGGCTCCCTCGGTTTGTACATGGTACACATTCTGGCTACGATGCGTCAGTTTGGTATGTTTGCCACGATGCGTGCACGCAGTTTTAAATGCCGCGATGCTCTAGATATGATGATTCGTAATCTGGATAAGTTTGTCATCGACTATGTGATGGACACCAAGATGCGTGACTGCTACTACCCCATTGTGTTGACAGGCAAGAGCGATGCTAACTTGTACACTGCTGCTGACGTACCGGCGGACTGGGCAGCACAAAGCCAAATGATCGACACTTATATACCTCCGATTCCAGCAGACGCATCTACAACCGTGGTGAACAACGCCAGCCAAACCCAATTGTTCAAGGATTTTATCACGTCCTATAATGACCGCGCATCGGAACATTTCGGGTGCCCACACCTGTACATGCAATACCTGAAGATTCGTAGAGATTACTTCCCCGACTATCCGAACGCACGTCTAGCTGCTGCTATCACGAAAATGCAAGCTTACTATGATCTGTATGTAAGTAAGCGTGCAGCAGGCCAAGCTTTCAAGATGTCTTTCCTGTATGCTTCGCACGGACCTCTGTTGCCGCCTAGTGAGGTTGGACCAAAATAAAGGAATAAACATGGAATACCAATCCGGAAACATCTTTCTACGCCCTAATCCACTAGATAAAGGTGATGTGTGTGCTGGTCACAAGCACAACTTCGACCATACAACGTTCGTAACTCGCGGCTCGGTAAATATTGTCACAAGTGATGAGGCCGGTAAGGTTTTGTGGGAAAAGACATTCAAGGCAGGTCAATGGGTTCTTGTAAAAGCTGAGCTTCTTCACGAAATTACTGGCCTTGAAGATAACTCTGAATTCGTCTGCATTTACTCCCATCGTACTCCGCAAGGTGAGGTGGTTCTGGAGTACAACGGCTTTGACGATGCGTACATGTAAAGGGAAGTGATGCAAACTATTACACTAAAGATCGGCTCAGCAGCATCTGGACGGGATTTCTCCACAGTGGCAGCGGCTTGGGCTTCAACACCTAATGACTGGGTGGCGGCAGATGTGTCCTACATCTTTGAGATGTACAATGATTCTGAATTTGCCCCTACCGCTGCGTGGACTTTTTCCGGAAAGACTTTGGATGCAGGGCACACGCTGATTATTCGTCCTGCTGCTGGGCAGGGGTATAAGGATAACGCAAACCTTCTGAACAATGCGCTGCGGTATAATCAAACCAACGGTGTAGCTGTAAAGTTTGCTATTAACTATGCACAGCATATCGGTGCTGTCGACTGGGTTACAATTGAAGGTCTGCAAATCAAATCTTCGGGCAACGGCAGTATTTCTGCTATTGCAGCCAGTGGGGTTGTTGGGTCCGCAAAAATTAATAATTGTCTTATTGAATTTGCTGGCAGCAGTTCGACCGCAAGGGCGGTTGTGCTCAAGGCGGGCACTCTGCAAAACTCTTATATTATCCTGACAGGGTTGACGGCCACTGGTGTGTATTATCTCTCTGGTGGCGTCGCCCCTACTGTTGAAAATATAACCGTGGTTAGGTTGTCGTCGTTGGCGACAGCCACCAAACCAGCATTCGACAGCGATATAGCAGGTTTCAAGATTAAGAACAGTGCGGCATTTGGATGCAGTGCATTCTCCACACGTTCTGATTATATTGGTTCTAACAACGCCAGCGATGGTAATATTTTGTTCGGCACGAACAATAAGACCAATCTGGTATATGCCAATCAGTTTGTCGACACAGTAAACGACTTCAGGGTGAAAGCAGGGTCTGATTTGATCGATGCAGGCACTGCCCCGAGCGCAAGTAACACTTCCACAATCACGGGTGTTCGTCAACAGGGCACGGCTGCTGACATCGGCGCTTGGGAGTATCCTTCTGCTATTCAAGCGCCTACTGCGACTGTCACTGGAGTCACAACAACTAATCAGGTTGTGGTTGTTACAGGCACTACAACAGGTAATCCAACATCAGGCACGGCCTCGTTGTCAATAAGCTCAGTTGCATACAATTCTGCTGTTGCACAAGGGCCAGTGACGCTATCTTTGTCGTCTGGAACATTCACAGCAACTTTTAATGCAGTTCCTGCTGGTAGGTACGTTCTAAGTTTCTCTGTAGCCAATTCGTCTTACACTGTTTCTGGAACAAATCCTCTCGGAGAAATCGATGTTGTGGGACCGAGAGCACTTAGTTTGGTTCAGGATGCTCTAACTGATGCGCAGGTGTTGACAGTCCACGGCACAGTGGAAAAGTCGACATCCGGTACAGCTATTTTTCCGGTCTCTGCTGGCAGTACGGGTATTGTAACGCAGAGTTTACCTATAACGATTAACACGACGGTTACGCCCAACACGTTCACGGTGTCTGCCACACTGCCGCCCGGAAGCTACGATGCGCCAATTATTCTGTTCACTGGAACAGGTGGAACCAGCTTACCACAGTCCGGAACATCTCCTGTACTGGTTGTTGGCCCCCGTGCGTTGACAGTTGTTCAAGACCCTGTAGATGGGCAATTACTGACGATTCACGGGACGGTCGAAAAAGCCACATCAGGTAAAGTGGTTGTGCCCGTGGACCCTTCAAATGCAAATGGTGCCATTGAACAAACTGCTGATGTAACCGTCAACACAACTGTAACACCGAACACTTACACCGTGAGCGTGTATCTGCCTCCGGGCAATTACGGTGCGCCAATTTTAACGTTTGCAAATGCGGTCGGTCCAAGTCAACCACAACCGGGAACATCTGCGGTGTCGATTGTGTCTATTAGCGGAAGTCCACAAGCTCCTATGCCTGTTGTCTCCGCCCCCACTGATACGACAATCCCTGTGATGACTGGCGTGCTGACTGTTACGAATAAAACAGCGACTGGCTATACAGTAACTTGGCAAGCTGCCACTGACGATGTTGGCATAGCGTATTATGAGGTAGCTACAGACGGAACTACTTTTGCTTCTGTTGGTAACGTGCTTACATATACCACTTTTGCTGCAACGCCATCCACCACATACAATTTCAAGGTGCGGGCTGTAGATGCAGCGGGTAACAAGGCATTGCCGCTTAGTACCACAATTGTAACTCCTGCGGCACCTGATTTGATTGCCCCTGCCATGACAGGTACGATTTCTGTCAGCAGTATTACTTCCACAGGGTTTATCCTTTCTTGGCCTGCTGCAACAGATAACGTAGGTGTTGTTGGTTACGAGTATAGCGTGAACAATACTCCGTATGTGGTGTTGGGAAGCGTGCTTACCGTCCCACTTACTGGCCTAACTGCTGACACATCTTACAGCATTTCAGTGCGTGCTTATGACGCAGCCGGGAACAAGGCAACACCCCTCACCACAACTGTTAAAACTGCCGCGACCACAGTGTTTACACCTAGCGTAGCAAGGACTATTCAGGTTCAGCCGACTGCGCCGAAATATATTGCAGGTAAGTTCTGGGATATGACTAATCCCCTAAAGCCACTAGGTACAAAAGATCCAACCTCCACAATTGATATCACTTTTGATTGGAGTGTGTGGTTGGCTGATATCGGCAATCCATCTATTGCCAATGTAGTGTTTACACTCAGCGGAGTAGAAAATGCAGGGAGCTATGCATCTGGCAGCAGGGCTACAGTTTTTATATCCGGTGGTGCTGGTAACACTGCCTCAGTGGCTTGCAAAATCACAACTGATTCTACTCCTCCGAGGGTTGATGAAAGAACAGTATATTTGGCATTGGGTGATCTATGAGTATTCCTTGTGAAGTCATTGTGAAGCAACCGGGAGACGAAGGTGTTAAGAGTTTTAATCCCAGTTTTCCGGTAACTGGGATTAAGGCAACACCTTCAAAATATGGTATTCGGCAGTTGGTAAGACTTCAGGGGGACACAACTCCTGATGTTTTTAAAATTTCTTACAAGGAGTCTGGCACTGTAGTTGAGGATGGAAGGTATGAATTCTCCCTCGCGCTTCTCTCGGACTCATCTGAGCCAATGTCGAAAATTGCCGGAGTCTACAGCAAAGGTGAAGTCAAGTTTGATTACGCTGGAGAGGGCGTTGTCAACCGTATAGGAACTTTCAAGTATGTTTTGAGTATTATCAACTCTAACGATGACGAAGAAATTTTGCTAACAGACACGTTCACCGTTCGTAAACGACCATAAATTGACAAGATTGTTGCTCAGTGCTATAATTCTGATCTATAGGGAGATGTATGGGAAGCTTCGCAGATTCTCTCAAATCAAACATTCAACGTGTACAACAAGAAGTTAACACCAAGATTAACTTTGTTGCTTACACTCTGTTTTACAAGATCGTCAACAACTCCCCACATGTAGGCGACGGCCCTTATGTAGCAGGGCATTTCGTCGCTAACTGGTGGCCTGCTGTCAATGGCTACGACACCACTGTAACCGGCGCTGTCAGCAACGGCAGCGACAGCTTGGCTAGGATTGACAGCATAATCAAAGAGTCTAATGCATTCTTCCAAAAGGACGGATTCGTTACGCTGTCTAACAATCTTAACTACGCTTTTAGGGTTGAATATGCTGGTTGGCCTGCTGGCAAAGATCCGACGAGTGGTTGGACATGGACAGGTATGCGCAGGTTCTACGCTCCTGTAGCCTCTAGTTTTGTTGCGATGAAAGGTCAATTATAACATGAATATTCGTCAGGAAGTAGAGAGCGCGATCACACTGTTTGCAAAAGCTCAGCCAACGGAAGTTCTTGTAGCTTATGAGGGTGTTCCTTTTAATAAGCCGAACAGTACCCCTTGGATTGAAGTTGTGTTTCTGGCGTCTTCTACAATGAATCCGACAGTAGACGGATCAAGAATTCGCAAAACAGGTGTGTTTCAAATAAATTGTTATGTACCGAATGGGCGAGGCGTAAAAGCATTGGAAGAATTATCGGATGCTGTTGTGTCTCTTTTCCCTTTCGATCAAAAAGAGTTGTACCAAACTTTCTCTGTAGAACAAACGCCTAATAGCAGTGCTATCATGATTGATGCAGCATTCTTATGGTGTGCAGTGAGGGTAAAATATAGACAAGAGTTTTAAGGGCTTCTAGCTCACAAAAAGAATACGGTTAGAAGCCGTATAACAAGCATCTTTGCAAAGATAACTTAAATTTAAAGGAAATACAATATGAGCGGTTCTTCGGCTATTACTAGCGCAACAACAAAGCTGTACTTTTCGCCCACACTGCCTGCTACGTTTGACTCGTCCGGCTATACAGCCGTCACAGGCTGGGTTCTGATTGGTGAAATCTCGTCGCTGGGCACTTACGGCGGCAAGACTTCGGTTCAAAAACACATCCCCATCGACACTGCTACGGTTGTTAAGCGCGCGGGCTCGGTGGACTACGGTACGATGTCGATCACTGCTGCACGTCATAAAGGTGCAGACATCACTGCTCTGACGACGGCTTTTGCTGCTCGTACGTCGGGATCGTTTAAGATTGTTCTGCCTACCATTCTTGGAGATACCGACTATACAACTGGGATCGTCACCAGTATGCAAACCAACGTTGGCAACGCAGACCAAATCCTGCAAAGCAACATCGAAGTGGAACTGGATAGCCCTGTTATCACAGTCGCAGCACCGTAATGCAAGAGGGCTTCGGCCCTCTCTTCTTCTAAGCATTCTTATGAAAGAGTTTTTAGAAGAAGCACTAATGAGCAACATAGCTCAAACCCGCCTACAAGGCAATTATAACACACTTAAGGAACTCTACCATGACTTTTGAACTTAACTCGCTGGCCCTGTCGGATGAAACTACTGTACAACTGGTTCACCCTGTTACTGAGGTGCCGCTGTTCGCCCCTGTTGGCAAAAATGAAGACCCGGAATCAAAGCCTGTACAAGTTACTGTGAAGGGCACTGCATCGCAAGCGTATCGTCGTGCTGTTGACGCAATGATGAAGAAAGCTGCTAAGCGTGGTAAGCGCGAGGCAACTCCAGAAGAAATCCGCGAACAGAGTGTTGAATTCCTTGTTGCTCTTTCGGTTAAGATCGACAACCTGACGATGGATGGCGCCGCTGTTGACAACGCTGAAGCGTTCCGCAAGCTGTACTCGGACGCCCGTTTTGATTGGGTTAAAGATCAAGTTAACGCTGCTATTTCGGATGTCCAAGGTTTTTTGAAACACTAAGCAGTTCTCTTATTCTCTATGTGCGGCAACTGGCTTGGCTAGGCGCCGTGCCAGAAAAGTCCAAGAAAAGTCGTATTGAGCATGCCCAAGGCAATTCTTTGGGTGAGCGTGACGATGAAGGCAATTTAGTCAAAGTCCAAGCGGAGGTCCAATTACCGGAAGTCCCGGAGCAGTGGGCTTATCTGCTTGGACTTTTTTTCAATTCTGGACAGTGTACTCAATCGGGATTTGGATTAATACCTTTGAGTTGGCAAGAGATTAAGGCTTTTATTGAGGTCAATGAATTAGACTTGATGCTCTACGAAAAAGAACTGCTTAAGAAAATGTCTGAAGCTTATTGTGCAGAGTCTCATAAAGCAACAGACCCTCAACGTCCTGCTCCATATGTTGCTGAGAAGGAGGAAGATGAGATTGACCAAATTGCATTGGGTATCCAGATTAGGGACTCCATGCGTCTTTTGAGAGGGAATACCAATGAGTCTTGAGGCTTCAACTCTTACCGTACGAGTAGTCTCGGACGGAATTCAAGATGCCACAAAAGCCCTCAACGATCTTGCTGTTGCTGGCGAGAAAGCTGAGAAGAAAA